GTGTTGTGTCATTCGTGAAGCCTTGTACGTTGTTCTTGAAATCCGGATAGCTCATTGAATATTGAACATCCGGATAATCGTGGATTTGTGATTTAAGCTTAGCCAACAAAGTTGCTTGATCAGTTATTAAATCATTTGAATAGGGTGAAGCCCATATTTTACCCCATGTAGAAGCAAGTGGGCTAGTATAATCGGCTGTGCAAGCATATGTTCCATCATCATTTTGCTTACCATAGCCCTTTATATAAGTAGTGATCGTTGAGTAATCTTCTTGGCAATTAAGCTTAGCGGCATTGGCGTTTTCAACAAAAATAAAAGCCCCCGATTTCCCAATCGTGGGCTGAATGTAAATATCATAATTGTTGAAATAGAATTCAAAGCCAAAATCGCTTGCTAGGTTGCTCAAAAGAGTGTCAGCAAAATCACCACCAAATCCCTCGCTAAAACTGTAGTTAGCAAAACTGCCTGTCACGTGATATTTGAAATTAGTTCCGCTAGTAATTAAATCTAAGCAAGCCGTTAGTGACTGCGTATTATCCAATTTAGTTTCAATATACGTATCATGAAGATCGTAAGCAATTGAAGTGCAGGTGATCGTGTAAAGCTGCTTATCGCCCAACGATTCGGGCTGCGATTGCAATATCCTGAACTTTTTACCCGTGATAGGTTCTACGACAATCGTCCGAGGCATCATCATTGTAGCAGCTACATGGCTTTGATCTTGTGCATTATTTGGATCTACAATGAATTGAAAGCTTAATTGATCGAAACTCCCAAGTGTTTCTGTCAGGGCTACTTCAAAAGCTCCACTAATCACTGTTTGATCTCCATTTACATCTTGCAGCCAAAGCAATTAAATCACCTCTTTTAGTAATAGAAATGTGTATTAAAACTAATTGTAAAATTAGTTGCACCAGTTATTTGAAACTTATTCCAGCCGCGTGCCAAATCCAAATAAGCATGATTGCTTGCTCCATAATCTTGGCTTTCATTCACAATTGGCACTAGTCCAACGATAGTCAAGGTATCAGACAAGCTTAATGAACGATTCAAAATGAACTCTTGACCAGTAGTAACATTTTTAATGCATAACGTATCTGCTACCACTCCTGAAAATGTTATTGTGAATGGGTGTTCCTCTGCTCTAAGTGGAATGATTGAAGCGTTATATACTTTAAAACTTGGAGTAGTGAACGTGTAAGGAATATGCACACCATTAGGCAAGTTTTCGCCCAAGCCCCACGATTCACCATCATAAGTGAATGGTGTCTGTGTAGTTGCTGTTGATTCAGCAAAGCCATCAATGCATAATAGGGTCAAAGAAAAACTGTCGCCAACTGGTAAAAATTGTGTCTGTGGTATTGAAGATCCACCATCTATTACACATTTATATCGCAAATATGGCATCATTCCCCAAATTACATAGAAATATCCTAAGCTGTTATTAAAAATTTTATTAATATTTAATCTCATTAACTCAAATTCATAATAGTCATGACCAACAAAAGCTAAATTAATTGCTAAGGTTGATTCTTGAACTTCACTATTAGCTAAATCGGCTTTGTATTTTCCAACTTGTTGCCAAGTGTGCTGCCAATTTGACAAAGGTGGTGTAAAAGAGTTTACAATGTATCCCATTTTAGCAAGATTATAAATCGTCCCATCTGGATGTTCTATTAAAATCGTTGGCCCTAAATCTTTTGGAATCATTTAACCACCTACTCTTATTGCTGTATTTGTTCCATTAATAATTTGCTCCTTCGCCTCTAAAAGCTTAAGCTTTGGATAAATTGCTTTTAAAAATTGTAGTCCATCAATGTTGATTGAAATAGTTGAATCTCCACTAATGTTTTTAGCAAATATTTTAGCAATTTTATCATAATCCACGCTACTTGAATTATTTGAACTGTGGCTGTTATTCTGTCCTTCAAGGTAGTCTAGTGCTTTATACATGAGCTGAATTGTCCGGTTAGTATTAGTAAGCGGAAGCACCATCTCAGCTCTATTGCCTTCAGCTAATCCATAAGTCCCTTCTTGATCAACGAGGCCGCCATTAGCATACCAACCTTTTGCCTTATGAAACGCAACTGCTTTAGCAGCAGATCCGTATCTTTTCTTAACATATGAATACATCCATTTTAATTGAGTAATAGCATTAGTTCTATAATCGCTACCAGCACTTGCCATTTTTCTTGCAGGAAGTGCTTGAGGCAGTCCATAAGCACCTGAAGATTTATTAGTAGCTCTTGGGTTCCAGCCTGATTCGACATTAACAATCCAATTAATTCCGTTGTACCAAGTTGATGGTATTCCGGCAGCTTTCATCAAGGCTGCATGCTCACTGGTTGGAATAGTTCCTGCAGCTGAAAAGCTTTTTACACTTTTAGCAAGTTTTTCAACTACATTGCCAATAGCCTGAATAGTCTTATTGACCAATCCTTCACTAAATTCTTGTGCGACTGTGCCAACATGTGGTGTGCTAGTTAAATTAAATGTTTTTTTTGCTAAGTTTGTCAGGTATTTAACTGGGTCTGCAATATCATCTAATACAGTGATAGCTGAGTCAGTGATATTGTTCCAAATGCTTGAAGCACCAGAATTTACTGCAGATATAAAACTTGCAATACTTGAAGTACCATTCGCATACCCAGGCAAAGTTCCACTGAAGTTACCATTTGCTAATTTAGCGGTATCTTTAGCACTTAATACCAATTCACCAGCTTCTAATTTAGCAAATTGAGCACCACTAGTTCCTAGTATTCTTACTTGATTACTATATGGTTTATAAGCTAATTCAGGGCCGGCTTCACCAACAAGTGCTATTTGTGTGTTAGTGATAGGGCCGGAACCATTAGCATAAGCTGGCATTGACATTGGAGAATAACTAAAATCTGCTTTACCAACTTTGATACTCTCAACGCCAAAATCTTTGGCAAGCTTATTCCACCAAGATGCCAACCTACTCCAAATTGACGTAGTTCCTTTGCCTTGCTTAGACTGGGCTTCCATAGATCCATTTGCTTGTCTTGTCTCATGCTGCAATACACCTTTGGCCTGATTAGAAGCAGCGGCATCAATATCGCTTTGCTGTTGTACTTGCTTTTGAGTAGCAATCTTTCTTTGGCTCTCAGCTGCATTCACTACACCATCATGCTGATTATTTGCTTTATCAATTACAGATTTGCGTTGTTTTTCAGCACTTGCTTGGACAGAATTGTATTGTTTTTCAGCATTTGATTTTGTCTTATTGTATTGGTCAAAAGCATTGTTAACTACTTGATTGCGCTGGTCCTTAGCTTTGTTAATGATTGCTTTGCGTTGAGATTCGGCATATGCACTGTTACCAGAATACTGTTTCTTTGCAGCAGCTACAGTTTCTTTATACTGCCTATTGGCTGCTGAAATAGTCTCATTTTCTTGGCGGGTAGCTGCTTTAATAGTGGCATTGTAAGCCTTATTAGCTGCCTGCATTTTAGCTTTATACTCTTGATCAGCATATTTTTTTGTCTGAGTATATTCTTTTTGAGAAGCTTTGACAGCATTCTCCAACTGCTGTGCAGTCATTTTTTGTTTATTTTTGTTCAAATTTTGTAAAATTCTTTGCTGATTATTAGCTTCTTTTTGAATTTTACCAGTCAGAGTTTGATTCTGCCTAGCTTCCTGAGTCATATCATTTTTGGCATACTTAATATTTAAATCAGAAAGTTGCTTTTTCTTTTTGCTAGAGGCCTCATCAATAGCTTCTTTACGCTTAGCAATTAGTTTTTGAGCAATTACACTATTTTTGCCATATTCATTTTCAGCATGCTGAATTTCACTATCATATTTTTTAGATATGCTTGTTCTTTGCTTAGCATACTGATTTTCGATCTTTTGTTTTTGATTAGCATAATTCTTTGCAATAAGAATTTGGTCTTTACCTGACTTATCAGCAATGGTCTTACTATTTTGAGCCGTAGACTTGATAGTTGCAATCTGTTTCTTATATTCTGCATCAGACATATTGCCAGTTTTGTGCAAAACATTGACCATATGCAAATCGTTTTTCTCACGTTGAGAAATATAATTTTTTTGTGCTTTAAGGATACTATTGTAAGCTGATTTAGTTGAAACTTTTGGTGCTTTGAATGTTGTGCCATTAATAGATGCGTTCCAACTCTTAGCAAACTTTTTGACTAAGCTTGCTGCAAGTTTTTGACTGCCCAGATACTGTCCCAATTGTTGGCCTAAAATGGCTCCAAATGGCCCACCAACCGCAAGCCCAATGCCGCCACCAATAAGGCTACCAGCCGTTTTAGCAGCACCTGAATATTTGGCCTTAGAAGACTTTGAATTTATGGCTTGAGAAACATCTGTTCCTATGTCCCAAGCTGAAATAGCAAGGCCTGCACCGTTTATAATTCTTGTTCCAATAGATTTTCCCAGAAAGTCCCACTTGCTGCTGGATGTAGCTGCTGTTTTTGTTGTAGGGCCAGTTGCACCTATGCCATTAGTTGCAGCAGATTCGTTTTTTTCATCAGCAAGCAATTCGTCAGTCTCTTTTAATGCGTTGTTGTATTCTTGCTGAGAAGCAGTTAATTTTTCTGTAGACTCAATTGACTTTGCGTTTCCACCTAGTAACCATGAACTAAACTTTTGAACACCAGCTCCGGCTTTTAAAACTGCACTACCCAAATACTGAAATGATCCCACAATCAGTGCGGTCGGGGCAGCAAGCGCCACAATAGCAGCACCCCAAGCAATAGTTGCTTTTTGCCACTTGGGCATTTTAGACGCTTGTTCCATCATCTTAGCTAAACCAGTTGTTGCTTTGGTAATATAAGGCAGTAAGTTGCTTGCAAGCTCATAGTTCAAAGCAGTTGATGATTGCTTAAATACTGCCATCTGGTTTTTTGCAGATGACATATTTTTGTCAGCAATTTTTTGTACATAAGTTTCCTTCTCGCCGGCTTCAGAAACTTTATCAGTCAGTTTGCCCAAGGCTTGGTAATCGTCTGACAAAGTTTGAGCAGCGTTCATACCAGTCTGACCAAAAATTGCTTTAAACAAATTCGTTTTTTGATCGGCACTCCAACCTGCAACTTTGTCGTGGAACTGCTGAAATATCTTAGACAGACTGAGCAAGTGCCCCTGTGCGTCTGTGGTGACAATACCATATTTAGATCTTAGCTCATCAGCCTTACCAGTTAATTCAGTAATTACTTTACGTAGCCCGGTACCGGCTTTAGACCCTTCAATACCGGCATTAGACAATTCACCGATAGCTGAAGAAGTTTCTGCTAGCGAAATACCAGCTGCATGAGCAGAGCTTGAAACATATGACATAGCTAGGCCTTCATCTTTGAATGAAGAAGCAGTCATGTCAGCAGCATATGCGAGCTCATTGGTTACTTTGCTAGTATTGCTAGTCATCTTAGCAGTATTACTAGTACGTAAACCAAAAGCATCAATTACTTGTGAAGACACAGTAACAACATCATTAAAATCATCACCTGAAGCTTTAGCAGCTTGTAGTTCAGCCTTCATAGATCCTAGAGCAGCACCAGTAGAATAACCACGTTTTATCAAATCTTGATAACCAGCTGAAATGTTCTTCATTGAAACGCCATACTTGATCGAGTATGTCTCTCCATCTTGCATCATCTGGTTAACACCTTTTTGAGTATTGGCTACACTCTCACCACCAGCAACAAGTAAGTTAGATGTTTCTTTATAAGTGTTTTGTAGCTGTGTAGCAGTTTTTAAGCCACTATACAATGAATACCCAAGTGTTAGTGTAGCAGATGACATATTCTCGGCCATGTACATCCATTTACGTCCAGAAGTTGTCATTTTATCAGCAGCTTGTTTCATCTGATCATAACGCCGTGTAGCATTTGCTGACATATTGCCAATTGAAGAAGATAGTTTTTTATATTCAGTCTCACTCTTGACTAAATCTGCTCTAACTTTATTTAGTTTAACTTGCTGATCACTCAAAGCCTGATTGTCATCTTTTAAAGCAGCTTGGAATCTAATTACATTGTTTCTCGCATTTCGGTATTGTGAACTTTCCTCACCAAAGATAGCCTTTTGCTGGTTCATTAATCGAATTGATTGTTGCAATGATTGAGACGTTTCATTGCGACGCTGTGTCAGAACTTGTAACTGTTGTGCTTCAGCTTGCTCTAGCTTTTGTGTTGACCCATAAGTTTGCTGAATACCAATCATCTTAGCACGTTGTGAAGTCAATTGATTTCCTTCAGCTTTTTGAATTCCAACCAAAGAATTTACTTGGGCTTTTTGATTTTCGTATTGTTTGCGTAAATCTTCCACACCTGAAGTGGCTAACTGTTGTTCATTGTTAGCTTTTCGCAGTTGAGAAGTATAATTTTCAATATTCGATTGTGTTTTTTGAATTTCGGTAGACAGATATTGTTGCTGCTCGCGGCCTGTTTGCGTAGCTGAATTAGTTTTAGCATAAGCATTACGCAAACCAGTAAGCTTTGATTCCTGGTTGCTGATTAAGTCATTGATTATTCTTATGCGATCTGACTGTGCATCTAAATTATTAGAATTTAGTTTAACTTCGTCAGAAACAGCATTAAGGGAAGACTTCAATTTTGAGTATGATTCATTGAGCGCTGATAAAGAACGAATATCTTCGCTGACCCTATCGGTAAATTCAACATCTGATTGACTTGCATTACCAATATTGTCCTTCAATTGGGCATAAGATTCACCAGTCTTAGCAATGTTAGCCCTTACTTCATTTAGCCGAACCTGCTGATTAGAGAATTCCTGGTTGCTATCGCGAACCTGATTTTTTAGCTGAGCTAACTTTTCCTCTGCACGTTGAGCTGCATCGCTTTCTTCGCCAAAAACATCTTTAGCAATTTCAACATAGTCGCTTTGAGTCTTATACTCTTTTGTAAGTTCACTACGCTTCTCACTTATCCGTGAAAGATTTTGTGATTCACTTTCTTCAAGTCGACGTAATGTAGTCATTGAATCGGCCAAAGCAATCATTTTTTCACGCTGAGCAGTCAACTGATTACCATTAGCTTTTTGAATATCAATTAATGAATTCATCTCATTGACTTGGTTCTCATACTCATGGCGTAGCTCAACAGCCTTTGACTTCGACAGTTCAATCTGGTCTTGTGTTCTTTGCAACTGTGATTGATATGAAGTGATATTAGCTTCCGTTGTTTTGATTGAAGCCGCTAAACGTTCTTGAGCAATACGCCCTTGAGAAGTAGAAGTGTCTAACGCTTCATAACGATTATGCAGTTCAGCCAGTTTAGCTTCCTGATTGGAAATAATAGCAGTCAAGGTATCCATCTTGGTACCGTTGCCGTTAATATAATCACCATTAATACTGATCTCTTTTGAGACAGCGTTCAATTCAGTACGCAGTGAACGGTACTCTTTGGTTAATTCATCTAAGCCTTTTTCAGCATTGACTTTGTCAAGTTCAACCTTAATGCCTAATGTTTTCAAAGCTTTACCTCCCTTCTAAAGATTTAAAATTTCATCAATGGACTTGTCATAATCTGCTCCCTGGAAGATTGCCATAGTGGCATCAGCATCCATTTTTTCAACTTGATCTGGTGTCCAGTTGCGATTATTAATTAAATCCATTTCGTATTTGAGAAAGTCAGCATAGGCCTTCTCAGGATCTATTTTTTTGCTTGCTTATCCTCACTAACTGGGGTTAGCTCAAGCAATTCATTTCTAATCTTTAAAGCGGTAGCCATAATATCATTATCACTAACTCTATCTAGTTTCTCGATTTCAGTAGCATTCAGTTCTAAAACGTCAATTAAAAATTGATATGGCAAATCTTTAGAAGCAATCAAATGATTAGTATATTCCTCTTCGTCAACTTCGATTGGCACGTAAGTTTTATCTGTCTTCGACTTTTCGGCATTTTCTCTGAATGCTTTGTTAAACTGTTCATTCTTTTTATCCCAGCGAGCTAAATCAGCATTAAACTTCAAAGCAAGCCGATCATTCTTATGCCAAGGCTGTACATTACGATCTTTACCAAGGAATCTAATTCTTGCAACTCCCATGTGTTTTTTCCCTCCTAAAAGCCGCCAAAACTAGCACGCTTTTATTGTTGACTTTATAGGCGACTGTATTAATAAAAAATGAACGTGGCCTTACAATACGCCTGTCAGCACTCAACTTTTTTGATTGCTTCGACATATTTCGATGAACACTTAGTTTTATTTACAAAACTAAGATCATCGTTAAAAGGCACCTTGTTTGTATATTTTCCCTTAAAAAACAAATCCTTCATATCTGCCGTGACTCCAGCGTTATGAAGAATTTTTAACTTTGAATATTTTTTTACATCATCAGTAGCAAAGCAAAAGTCTAGCTCATGATCAATAAGTGGCCCAATGTTGAAATACATCATGTTCCAAAGCTGTGACCACATTTCAGCAGTCCACTTTTGAATATCACTGTCAACTGATTTGAAGTATCCATAAAGCTTTGTTGAATCGCTATAAACTTTTTTCCAGTAAGCGACAGTAGGATTTTTAATCACCCATTGTGCACCACCAGAATTGAAGTTGATCGTCTGAATTGAACTTTGTGTAACACCGATGATTTCACACATATGATCAATGATTTCATCACCATGTTTGCGGCTTTTGATATAGTCAAGATTCAAGTATCCATTGCAATCGCTACATAACCATACATTAGGCTTAACGCCACTGATTTCTGGCAGTTCTCTAAAAATAACATCTGAATCCATGTAAAAATACGTTTCATTTTCGCGGCTAGAATCCTGTTCCAAATATTTGCACCATAAATATGGTTTAATGCTTGGAATATAGGATTTGTCCTTGCGCTCGTCTCTGTACACATGAGTTTCTACGCCATACTTTTCTCGCAGATATTTTGGGATCGATTGATCATGTTGGCTAAACAGCAACACAATATTTTTTGGATTAACTCCGTGAGTTTTTATTAAGTTAGTCAAGCATACCTCAAGTTCCCATTTGAATCGGAGTATCGCTGGCTGGCATAGAATAAACTTCATGTTAAATTACTCCTTTAAGCTATCGTAGTTGTAGTCGTAGCACCTGCCTGTGGAAATACTGTAGACAGCAATTTTGATTCATCATAATTGGGGTCAGCTTCGTTATAGATACGGGCAATCTCGTTTGATCCTTGTTTGGTAAGAGCCGTGAATGTAAATGAATCATCTGCATACTGCGTATTCTTATCGTTAGTTTTGGCATTAACATCTCCGCCAGTTACATTTGTACGCGGTAGGCAAAAATGAACGTCCTTTTCCGATTTAACAGAGGTTGCTACAAATTCAATTGCAACATCTGGAGCATTTGCCGGGGTATCGTCATCTAATGAATAACTGCCATCACCATTATCGTCCAGGCCCAATAAAGCAGCACTCAAAGCTTCTGGAATACCTAAAGCTCCCAGCTTAATGGACGGGCTTGGGGTTGACGGTGTCAGCATGATAACTTGGTTAGAACCATAGCGAGCACTGCCAGCCGATAAACCAAGCGATACATCACCTTCAGAAATACCTAAAACACTGTCTGCATCTAATTTAATAACACCGTTTGAATCACCGCCAAGCTTTGTCCCTTTTTCTACATCGACTGTGCCATCAGCGGTTAAAAAAGCAATTCGTGCATATTTAGCACCTTTTACAGCCATTAAAAATCCCTCCTAAATTTATAAAAACTAATATTTGTCTGCGTTACTTTGAAATTTCAGCGTAGAATAATAGCGGTCCCCATCTATATTCAGAGAGGGACCGTCACTATCAAACTGAAAATAATTATGTTCCAGCATTACATTCCTAATTTCATCTTCTAAGGCTTCAGGCTCAACATCGATATTTTGCCGGTAAGCAATGTAAATCTGTACTTCCTTTTTGCGAATTATCGGTATATTTGAAGCTGTTCGCCAAGGCATATCTGATATGCTGGAAATAATAATAAAATTTACGTCTTTTAAATCATCAGCTGAGTAGGCATCATCAACTTTTCCAGCAAAAATAAAATCAGCACTAACTTTTTCAAGTTGTGCTGATATAAGCCAATTTTTAATATCATTAGCGATCATCACTGATCACCTCATCAAACTTGCTTGCCATTGCTTCGGTCGCGGGACCATCAGCCTCATTAGCCGAGGACTCAACGAAATGTTTTCCTGGAATATACTCGCCTAAAGAGCGCCCAGCTTTGGTACCATCAGTATTCTTATTTGTGTGGTAAAAGCCATCATTGATAAAACGTGCAATAAATCCTTTATTACCCGTTGTTCCATCATCAAACGACTTGGTATTATCACCCTTGTAATATGTCAGACCAACAACCTGGCCATTTTCTTTAAACGTTCTAGAAGTAAGGTCGTCAACAATATGGTGTTTTTCGTTGATTCCATTGCGATAAGGCGTATTTGTTTTTAAAACGCTCTTAACTACCGTGTTGCCAGCACGAATAACTTTTCGCGTTGTTTTGTCGCTTAAAGCACTTTTAATTTCCGAAAACATGTCTTTAATCTGATTGTCCTCCACTGAAAGATTACTCATGCTGAACCATCCCCTTTCTTCAAAGACACCAAATCATAGGTTACTAATCCATTGTCATCGTAGGTAATTTGATCAATCAAATAAGTTTTGCCTTGAAAGATCACATACATTGAATCGTCAATGCTTAAACCGTGGCGAACGATTAAAGTTAACTCATTAGTCAAGTCATTTCCAGATGAATTTAGCTTTTGATATAAAGAAAAATTGTAAATTCCACAATAATGGAACTTGCCTTTTTCTTTATCAGGTGAACGTGTTTTAGCACCCGAGATTGGATTCTCGGTCATCTTAACTGGGCAAAACTGTGCCTGATATTTGAGCCGTGATGTTTCAACATGCTTAACCATCAGGCTTCACCTCCAGATGTAGTAGCCGTTGTGGTAGTTTCCTCCCAATCCCGATAACTGTCCTTTAAGTCTTCAAGCAGATAGTGCAAGCCTAAAGGTGTTTCAACCTTTGTACTATCTGATACAGCTGATCGGTGTAAATACCAATGACTAGCAAGCAAAACTACTGCCGAATTATATTGATCAATTACAGAATCCTGCGAATAAAAATCACTGTTTTCACCAACAGAACCCTTAATCTGACTTTGAGCTGCATTAATAAAGCTCGTTAGCAGATCATCAAACGTTGTATCATCAGCATCAATAGCCAATGACTTTTTAGCCAGGCTTAGCAAATCTAAATTGCTCATTTAATCCACTACCCTTCGTCGGAAGTAGTTGTCGTAGTCGTCGGAGCTACAGTAGTACTAGTTGTAGTACTTGACGTTGTAGTTGTTGTTGGCTTAGCAGTCGTTGTAGTAGTCGTAGACGGCTCCACGGTTGTCGTCGTCGTCGTTGGCTCTACTGTCGTGCTAGTTGTTGTTGTCGACGGAGCCGTGGTCGTCGTAGTTATTTTGACGTTGTAGTTGTGGTACCTACAGTGGCCAGGCGAAATGCTGAAGCCAACTTAATCTGGTGATCAAACCATGCGGTTAACTGGAAGTAATTGATACCTTTCTGATAATCCTTGTATTGCTCATACATAACACCCTGAATATCATAATTAAGCTGTGCATAGCTAAAATCACCAACAATAGGTGTGGTAGCAGCTGAGGTAAATACAACAGGTACACCAATAACCTGTTCAGGCTGTGCAGCATATAAAGAAGCTGAGCCATTAGCAAGTGTTTTAATCATTGTGTAGTAGTCACTGCGCTTCATTAAAACTTTGGCATTGTCTTGGAATGCGTCATCTAAGTCACCAAGTGCTGAAAGAATAGCATCATACAAGTCATCACCGGATACAGTGCTGATATTAACTGTGTTGGTGTCATAGAATGACATATGCTGCAAAGCTGTATCATCAATATCGGTTCCAAGAGCCATGTTGCGTTCTTTCAACTGTAAAGCTGAAGCCAGCATATTGTTTACATAAGTTACTAAATCAGCATCAGAGCCAAGCAAAACTGTATCCGAAATTCCTGCACGAGCTTTTACTTGATGACGTCCAAACTCTACCTGATCGCCTTTAAGATCAATTTCCTTAGCAGCATCACCATCAGCAATAAAGCTATCATCAGCAATATCAAACCCAATACGTGGCAATACCAAATTAGTGATTGTTGATACTGTTTCAATCTGGCGCAGCGGATTAGTAGCAAATGGTTCAGAAATTAACTGGTTTGATACGTTAATTGGCAAAAAGTCAGAGCCTTTAGTGGTACCATCACTACCATCATCAACTAATTGTTCTTTAATTTCGTTCCATTTTTGTGCAAAGGCTGCATTATCTGGACGCATCGTATGGCGAATCCAAGCAGCTTCAGCCATAATTTTTAAATCTTTTTTGCCTTTGGGCACTTCGTGTTTGCCCTTTTCTTTCATAGCATTAGCTTGTGCCTTTTCTTCAGCAACAACCTGCTTATTCAAAGCATCATAACGGACTTGCAAAGAGTCAGCGGTTGTGCTTAATTCTTTGATTTCATTGACTGCATCTTTTTCAGGTGAAGCAGCCTTTTCAGCGATTTTATCGTTTACATTTTGGATTTGTTGACCAATGTTATATAAATCCTGTTTCATTTGAAATAAATTTTTAGCCATTTAAAATGACCTCCTCGATATTTTTGATTTGTTTGTTTCTTTCGTTTGCCTTTGCAACAACACTTTGAAGCCACTCTTTATCGACTGATGGCTTTGAAGTCGAATCAATAAGCTGCTTAGGCACATTGTGGTAATGATCCATGAATTTAGAATTTATGGAGGCTGCCGCTTTGACTGGCTCTAATATTTCGTCGGCAAGCCCATAATCAACGGCTTCTTGTGCTGTCAACCATGTCTCGGCATCAAGCAAATCTTGGAGCGTTGAGCTGTCAAGCTTGTCACCTGCTTTATCCAGATAGGATTTTTTAGTTTGTCCACTAATCTTTTCAAGATCGTCAGCTACTTTGCGAAGCTGGTCAGCATTGCCAGCAGCAATTGTCCAAGCGTTGTGAATCATTAGCATTGAATTTGAAGGCATAAAAATAGTGTCACCGCTCATTGCGATAACACTTGCGATTGATGCCGCTAAGCCATCAACATATACATTTATTTGTGCTGAATTTTGTTTCAGCATATTGTAAATTGCAACACCCTCAAAAACATCTCCGCCTGGGCTATTAATGTGAAGGTTGATGGTTTTGACATTTCCCATATCTTTCAAGGCATCTCTAAAATCAACTGCTGATGTATCTGAATCAGACCATTTATCATCGTCTGAAACAATATCTCCATAAATATAAATGTCTGCCGAATTATTAGCTTGTTGTTTAATCGTTAGATATTTTGGTCTCGTTAGAATCACCTCCCTTCGATGAACTACTCTTGCGATCGGCTATTGGCGTATCAAGTGGGTATAAGTCGCCTGAAACCATCAGCTCATCAGCATTAGGATCACTGCTCGGCGGTAAGTCTTCAAGCCGTCGAATGTCATTTGGCGTAAATGCAGAGTTACGTATCATAATTTGATAAAAAGCAGCTCTAGCTTGCATGTTTCCACGCATTAAGCCATTAACATTGAACTTAAAATAAAAGCCCTTAGCACGTTGTGATTGTGTTAAGAGCTTTCGATTAAATTCAGCTTCATACTGCTTAATTATTGGCAAGATTGTTGTCTGCACATACTGCGTCATAACATCTTCAGTTGAAGTAACTCCACTAGCCACGGATTCATTCAAAAAGTTAATTGGTACATTAAAAGCATTTGCTATTCGCTTGTTAGTGATTTTCTCGGATGTTTGCAAATCGCTTGGTTGAAATTTGCTTTCATATCGTTCAACCGTCATACCCGGATCTAGCATTGCCGCACCGCCGTTATTTTTGACCATCTGTAAGAATGCTTGTACAGCTTCTAACGCTTTTTTATCATTAGTGGTTTTGTCTCTACTAATAATGTAGGCATCTTTCTTAGACATTTCGCTTAAAGAAAATGTCTCAACTGCTTTGGCATAATCAAGGGTGTTCTTCAAAACTGCAATTGGGCTTAGCCCTTTTATCATTCCCAATGGTGAGATCTGTTTAACATGAATCATTTCCGTATTGTAAACTACAAACTTGAAATACTGATCAGTCACAATGTACCAGAGTGAATTATCGTCGGTATTAATCTCGGGCGATACAGATTCCGGTCGAATAGGCCAAAGTGCTATTGGGTTTCCCCGGGTATCGCGCTGAATCCAAGCATAGCCATTGCCATTGGTATTTCTAGATGTTTCAAGCCTATTTATGAGTTCAAAACTGGACATATTTTGATTAGCTTCACCATTATCCAAGAGCAACGCTAATCCATCAGTAACTTGCTTGTAGCTTTGATATTCATGCAAGGGAAGCGACGCCATCGTGTTTGACAGCCTCGTTACCACACTGAAAATTGTCTCATTTGTAGCTAAGCTATTATTGCTTGTACCGCCAAAGATTGAACTAGCCCACGACGTAAAATTAAAATGTGGTCCAGTCCAGTTACCATCTGAATTTGAAGAGGACTGAAAAATACGTTTGAATTTATCCCATAATTTCAAAAGTTCACCCCCTTTCAGATAGCAAAGTATCTAGCACCTGGACTATTTTTTTCCTCTTCATGGTTTGCAAGCATTCCAACAACTGTTACATGTGCATCTAAAAAAGCCGCAAAACCATCAATCTTGCGACTCCTTGATTGCTTTGAAGGCATAAAGTTATTATTTCTATCAGTAATTAGATGGACATTGTTTAAATACCACTTGAACATTTTTTGATTGTTAAAAATAACTTTCCCATCGAGTAAGAGCTCTTTAATGTTTTGCATTGGTCCGCCCAAAGTAAAATACCCTTGACGTATTTGTTGTGTGGCAAATCCTGCATTTTCAAGCTCATTATTAAGTCTTAGCGCTTTAGCTGGATCATAATTTATCTGCAAAATGTTATATTTTTGAGTTTGCTCTTTAAACCAGTCAAAAACATAACTAAAATCAACATAATTGCCTGG